AACGTTACCGCCACTTACACTGGCTTCATCCTGGCCCAAATCAGCCGTCCGGCTGGTATCCCAGCGGCCTAAGAAGTTCGGGGGAAGGATCCTCCTCCCACAGTCAGTGGGCTTTAAGCCTCCGATGGTTAGCAGGGCCTCGGAGGCTTCTTTTTAACTAATAACTGCAAAGGAACCCCACAAATGAATATCGGTATCGAAGAAGCTCGTCCGCCCTATGTTGTTTTTGAAACTCGGGCAGAAGAAGACCGCCAAGCCAGCATTGAAGCTGGCCAAGTTGTTTATAAAAACGTCGATTATGCAATCATTACTCCGCAGGGTAGTCGTGACCGCATTGAGCGCGTTGCTGAGGAATGGCTTAAAAAGATTCAAGAAGATTCCCAGGGCTATGACCCTCGTTTCCCGCCTCAATGGGTACGCCACTACCGCGATGCCTATCAGGCCTTCAAGGACGAAAAAGAAGCTCCAGTACTTGGCACTGCCCTCCGTGATTGGCCAGCCATCACCCCGGCGCAGATCAAGAACTTGGCAACTTTGCACGTCCGCTCCGTAGAAGACATTGCAGGGGCAAACGAAGAAACTTTGCAGCGCATTGGCATGGGTGCCCGTGATCTGCAAAACCGTGCCCGTAACTGGCTCCGAGCGGCAGAAGGTCCCGGCAAACTTGCGGAAGAAGTTTCCAGCCTTCAAAGCGCAAATGCAGGCCTTAAGGCTCGCAACGAAGAACTTTCGTCCCAGCTCTCGCAACTCGCACAGCGCTTGTCCTTCCTCGAAGCCAACGGCGGCACTGCAATTCAGCAATCGCAGCCTTTGCCCAAGTTCGACGAAGACGGCGATCCAACCTTTAACTGAGGTGATCCGTAATGGCCATTTCCCTCTTAAACGCCGCTAAAGCTTTCTGCGCTCGGACGGGTCTCTGTACCCCTACCGCTGTAGTCAGCTCAACGGACCAAACCATGCAGCAAATCCTTGCCTTGGCCAACGAAGTCTTGGAAGAGCTTGTAGATCGTTGGATTTTTGAGGAACTGGTCAACGAAACCACTTTCATTTCCACCGCCTTGGAAGATCAAGGTTCCATCTACACCATCGCCCCCAACGGCTTTGACCGAATCATTGAGGAAACGATCTATGACCGGACCCAAAAGATTCCAATCTATGGCCCTATTGGACCTCAAGCGTGGCAACAAGCTAAAGCTTTTGTGCCAATTGGACCGGTTTATAGATACCGTATCCGTGGCGGCGATCTTTTGTTTAATCCTACCGCTACTGCTGGGCATACCTGTGCATTCGAGTATGTAAGCAAAAACATCATCCTTGATACGGTCTCAGGGGACTACAAACCCTACTTCACCGCCGATACCGATGAATTCTTCCTCAACGAACGTCTCCTAATGCAGGGTCTTCGCTGGAAGTGGAAATGCGAAAAGGGCCTCCCTTATGCCCAAGAAAAGGACCTTTGGGAGACTTCCTGCAACAACGAAGCCGGTCGTTCTGGCTCGAAGCCAAAAGTCTACCAAGATGGCGGTCAGATGGACGGGATTTTCCCTGTCATCATTGTCTCGCCGGGGAGTTGGCCACTGTGAAAAAGCCAGCCTATAGGAATGTAAACCCCGTGGGGTATGAGGCGAAAAGCGGAAGTGCTCCAGCTCCTATTGGCGGCTGGAATACCCGTGATTCGATTGCTCAGATGCCCCCAACGGATGCGGTCATTCTCGACAACTGGTTCCCTTCGTCTACTTCGGTTGACTTGAGAGCGGGAAGTGCGGTCCATGCAACTGGGTTCGCTTCCCGAGTTCAAACTCTCTTGTCTTATGCTAGTGGGACTAAAAAGGAACTCTTCGGAGCTGATTCGACCGGAATCTACGACATTACGATTGCCGGGGCTATTGGTGCGGCCAAGACAACCCTTACCAATGGCTACTGCCAGTTCATCAACTTCTCAACCGCCGCTGGGGCTTTCATGCTTAGCGTGAATGGTCTTGATCCGTTGAAACTTTACGACGGTACGACTTGGACCAGCGTTACCGGCGTCAGCGTTCCGGCCATTACCGGCGTTGCCACAACCTCCCTTATCAACATCACTTCCTTCAAAAACCGCGTCTGGTTCTGCGAGAAGGATAGCCTCGATGCTTGGTATTTGCCTATCGGGAGCATTTCCGGGGCCGCTACTAAGTTTCAAGTTTCCGGCCTCTTCACTCGGGGCGGGTATATGATGGCCATGGGAACGTGGACCATTGACGGCGGCGCAGGGGTTGACGACTTCCTTGTCTTTGCCACCTCGGAAGGCGAAATTGCCGTTTACCAAGGCACCGATCCAGCCTCCCCGACTACCTTCTCCCTTGTCGGTGTCTACTACATCGGGGAACCTATCGGGCGTCGTTGCTTGACCAAATACGGCGGCGACCTTCTCTTTATGTGCAAACAAGGCCTTTTCCCGCTTTCGACTGCTTTGCAAACCGCCTCGATCAACCGGACTACCGGTCTTAGCGACAAGATAAACCCTACCTTCAACGAAAGCGCAGACACTTTCGGGAGCAACCTGGGCTGGCAGACAACCATCCATCCAACGGCTAATATGCTTTTGGTTAACGTCCCAGCCTATGTAGGAACGGCCTCCTATCAGTACTGTATGAACCTCATTACCCAATCATGGTGCCGTTTCACCAACTGGAACGCTTCATGCTTCTTTGTCTGGAATTCCCGTCTTTTCTATGGCACTGAAACGACCGTAGTCGAGGCTTTGGTAGGGACGGGGGATGCAGGAAATTACATCACCGGAGTCGCTCTTACCGCCTACTCCTACCTTGAAACTCCAACCGTTAAACACTTCAAACTCATGCGTCCTATGCTTCAAGTGAACTCCGCCTATGATCTTTATATTGGCGCAGCTGTGGACTTCGACAACGAGGTAGACTATTCCATCATAACTAGTTCGGTAAGTGGTGGGAGTCTTTGGGATGTTGCTTTGTGGGATGTTGCTTTGTGGGGGGCTGGAACTACGACCTCTAAAGTCTGGAACTCCATAAACGTCAACGATGGCTATGCGGTCGCCGCCAAGCTCCAAGTCCGAACCATGCTTTCGACCATTAAATGGCAGGCAACCGACTATGTCTATGAGCAAGGGGGGTATATGTAATGATAGTATGCCACCAACATGACAGGGTCGGGGCCTGGACAATGTCTCGATGCTCAGGCGAGTGGTTCCCAGGTCGAGGCGTCACTCTTGGCCTAGAAGACTCCCTTGGCAATCTCATTGCCGGATGTGTCTTCGAACAATATAATGGAACCAATCTTTTCATTCATGGCGCCCTTTCCGAGGGCCATTCCCTTACAGAGGAATTTCTCCATGCTTGCTTCCATTTCTGCTTCATTGAAAATTCTTGCAGTCGCGTTTCGTGCGTTGTTGACGATAGTAACGACCGCTGCAAAAGATTTGTACAACGTGTGGGCTGGACCTTCGAAACCCGAATGACTGGCGCCGGCCTTAAAGGTGGGGACTTACTCATTTTCAAAATGACCCCCCAGGAATGCAAATTTCTGACTGAGGATGAAAAAAATGGGATCAAGTAAGGCTCCGAAGACGCCAGACTACACCGGGGCGGCAATCGAACAAGGTCGCCAAGATCAACAAATTGCACAGTATCTGACCAACGCCAACCGGCCAAATCAGATCGACCCGTATGGCCAAGTAACTTGGAATCAGGAAGAAAGTCCTGAATACTTGAATGCCAAGGCGGAGCTGGCTAATTACCAGCAAAGTGTAGCTAATCACCCTGAATGGGCGCCGGATCTTATCGCCCAGGATATGGCCAAGATCCAAGCCAAAGTAGATGCAGCGAAAGGGAATGGGAAGTGGACTCAAACCACAACCTATACCCCCGAGCAGCAAAAAATGCTCGAACAGCAACAGCAACTCCAAGGAATGCAGAACTCTCGGATTCAGGAGCTTTTGGGAAGTTTCCAGACTCCGACTTTGGGTGCGCAAAGGGAACTTGGGCCGCAAAGGGAATTGGCTCAACGTGAACTGGCCCCTCAACGGACCCTGAAACAATCCGATCTGGGGAATTTGCAAGAC